ATAAGATCAGCAGTTGCAGGAAGGCCAAATGACTCAGAGGTATCGGTAAGATCAACATCAGAACTAGCGAAACCACTACGAGTGGTTTGAGTAGCGGATACAATCGGGACGTTCGATTCGACTGCGAGACCACGAAGTTCTTCCGCAATCGCTTTAATATAGGAATATGAATTGACATTAGCATTTGCTTTGTAACGTGAAGATGCACATATGTTTAAGTAATCTACAAATATTATATCAGGTCTGAAAGATTTTTTTAATGCTAGTTCATTAAGTAATCCTTTAAAATGTCCACTGTGTGCACCTGCAGTTGGATATTCTTTGATAATTAAATGCCCTTGAGTTTTTTTAGATACATCAGTAACTTTATTTTCAAACATTGGCTTTGGAAGATCTGTTAGATCTTGAATTGAAACATCTAATAAGTTTGCATCAATTCGTTCAGCAATTTTCTCCTCTGCCATCTCCATTGTAATATAGAGTACGTTCCGTCCTTGGAGCAACACGGAGCTAGCGACGTGGCACATGAATAAAGACTTGCCGACACCTGTACCAGCAAGTGCGATGTTAAGAGTCTTATTAGGTAAACCGCCTTTGGTAATTTTATTAAAGTATTCGAGATCAAATTCAATTTTTTCTTCTTTCTTGTGATAGAACTCATACCTGTCTTCGTAATTTAGTAAGTAATCATGCCCAATATTATTGTCAAAAGAAACTGAAAGTGCATCCGATAAGATATTTGGTATTGCATCACGATTTTTCTTTTCATCATCTCCATCTGCAATATGAATTGATTCCATCAAAGCAAGATAAATCGCACGATCGCGGCACCACTTTTCTGTAGAATCAAGTAACCATTGATGATCTACAGGAGATTCTACTAAGAATGAATTTATCTCTCTAATACCTTTAACTTCTTCATCAGTTAAATCAGTTCGATTGTCAACCTCAATATTTAGTGCTTCAGTTGTTATCGATGATCCATACTTAACAATAAAGGATGTTATCTCTTCGAATATTACCTTTTCCTTACGATCCTCAAAAAAATCAGGTTCAATAAATGGAATCACCTTTCGAGCATATTCCTCATTGTATATTAAGTTTTTGAGAATTGTGGATTCAATTCGTTCCATATGAGAATGTCTTTTTTGAGATTTCGTCTAATTTACTCATTACTTCTTCAGTAAAATATTTTTCAGGATTCTTATATATTTCTTTAGCATATACTTTCTTTCCATCCATCTCATACCTACCTGCAACATTTTTCCAAAGACCACCTATCTCCCCTAAGTCTAAAAGACCATAGTATCTGTCAAGACCTCTCTCATCATAATAGAGTCTTATCTCTACTTGTTGGTTTTCTTTGCTGAGTCTTGATTTAGCCGTCTTAGCTTTAATAATGTTTCCAACAACTTCTGTCTTATCCTTTTCCTTTTTTTTGCCGAGATAAATGATTGTAGACGCGGCATACTTGAGGCCACTGCCCCCTCCCATTTCTTTAGTTGGGACATAAGATCCGATAACATCGTAGGTGTGATTTGTAACTATAAGTGGAATATTTGTTTGACCAAGTTTTAATGTTAACATACGGAATGCTCCCTTGACAAGTTGAGATTTGGTCATATCTCTCACTTGCTTATCATCTAATGCATCTCTTATCTCCTTTTCGGTAGAGAGCATACCTAAAGAGTCTAACACAAACATACAAGGTTTGCGATCTTCTTCGGGTGTCTTTTGATATATATCAACTGCACGAAGTGCTTTACTTCGAAACTCTTCAATTGTTACAACATTAACAACAATAAGTCTTTTAAGATCGATTCCTCTAGACTCAAGTAATCCCTTATTAACTGCTGCTTCAGTATCAAAATAGAGACAATACCCATCAGGGTTAGTATCCAAAAAGTTCTTGACGACAGCAAGTGAGAAAAAAGTTTTACCAGTGCTCGACTCACCAGCGATAGCAGTAATGCGATTGCTAGAAACCCCGCCAAAAATAGACCCACTAACGAGTCCATTAAAAATGTAGGATCCTGTGTCAATGAATCTTTCAGTTTCATCAATATCTGACGCAATCTGCGTATATTCATCTCCGATCTCTTTTACTATCTCTTTTAAAAAGTCCATTATGTGAAAAATAATTCAAGGTTTACAGTTTTCTCGACATTCCACCCAATAGCATCAAGTATTGCTTTAAGTGGTTCTACAAAGCTCTTCTCAAATTGTAGATCATAATCAATGTATTTGTCAAGTCCAAGTTCATGTGGAAAATCTTGAATAAAAGATATCACATTTTCTTGTATAATATTTGGTTTCTTCAAGTAAATAAACTTGACCTTTTCACCATTACTAATAAGTGAATATTTATTCGTCAAATTATTCTTCTCAATGTAATGATTGAATAGAAGAGCACCTCTACAATGTATCGGTGTTCCCTTTGCATAGATTGTAGAAGATGCCTTATACTTACGAACGTCAGATGCAGTTCTTGGAAATGCAATATTTTCTGGTGGAAGTGTCTTAAACTCTGCACGACAGTTATCAATATAATCAATCACTTCTTCTTCTGTTCCATTCATCATTATCTTGAGTCCATCCTTAATCATTGTGCGACAAGGTGCAGGGGTTGATGACTTGACTGCCTCAATACCCATCATCTTAAGTTTAGGTTCTTCATATCTTACACCCTCACTATCCCAGACATTAAGAATATATCTTTTCTTGGCAGTCCATATACCTCTATCGGCAATATTCTCTCTCTTCATTACCATCTTGTTATCATAGGCATTTACGTAGTTCGCCAACGTTTCATAAGAACTCTCAATATACTTCTCAAATTCCATCTCACAGATCTTATTAAGGAACGAAACAATGCTCGCAGCATTCTTTTTTCTGCCTTCGTATACCCTATCGACAAGATCACCCAAGTTGAGATAGATACTGTCAGTATCACTAGCAATAACATAGTCTTCACCCTCCGTTTTTAGTATTTTGTTTAGATATGCATTCATTTTGTTTTCAATCCATCTGATTGATACCTGTCCAGATAGAGTGATGGCCTCTGCGTTCGCAAGTTTGTAATAACGAAAGTATTGATTACCAATAGCACCATAAGCAGAGTTAAGTTGGATCTTCCGTGCCATTTGGATATTATTGCACCTTGCGATCTCCTTCTCCAATGTTTTGGTTTTTGTTTTCTCATACTGTTGCTTTGCCTCCAACATCTTTTTCTTGTATATGGTGCGATCTTTATAGATCTTTTCCATTAGTTCTGGAAGAAAACCTCTTTTGTCTTTACGATACATTGCACCATTTGGACATATTGCATTATCCTGATACATCTCAAAAGTAAGTTCTTCATTAAGTATCTTGTCAACTGTGACTGATGGGTGCTTTGTTTCAAGTAAAGTTTCTGGTGAAATATTATATTGCATGATCAAATGTGGATATAGACTATTCAAGTCAAATGAAACCACCCAATCATATTTGCCAGGTATTGGTTCTTTTACATATGCACCTGCATATTTTGCGTCTTTCTGTGATCTATTCTTTGGGGGAATAACAATATTTCTTTTCTTAAGATAGTTGTATATGATGGTGTCCCACATACGAACCTGTGAAAATATATCAGCATAGTTTGCTTTGGCATCATATGCCATAACAATTGCAAGTTCGATCAATTTCATCTTGTCTTCCAGACGGTCAACAAGTTCAACGTCAATGATGTTGTATTCTACAAACTTCTGCCAACCATTTGTATAGAAATCTTTGAATGTATCAAACTCTGAGTGGTCAAGTTTCTTCTGTCCTAATTCTTGTTGTGCAATATAATCCAAACGGAAACTTTCTTGATTAGGTGTGCCAGGCGACCACTTGTATAGACGCATGTAATCTAGAACAGATACACCACCAATATCAACTATAAAGTTTTTACGACCTCTTACAACAACATCACTCTGAGTTACAAGTCCCCAAGGTGATAACCTCTTCATTAATTTAGATCCTAATACTCTGTTAAGACGACCAGTGATATAAGGTATGTCAAAGAATTCACAGTTCCAACCAGTCACAACATCTGGAGTATTTTCAATCCACCATTGTATGAACGAGCTCAATAGATGATTCTCATCATTACAAAGTCTATAATCCACATGATCATGTGTATTATTAAATGGTCTTGTTCCCCATGTGATTATTTCTTTAGTGGTATAGTCTTGTATAGTAACCAGTAGTATTTCTTCTGAGGCAGATTCCACATCAGGGAATCCATTCTCAGATCTAGTTTCAATATCAATCGTAACTAATTTAATTTTACTGATGTCAAATTCAATCTGATCTTCTGGATAGTTGTCAGAAATAAATTGATAGATAAATCTTTCAAAACCATATAACTTAAATCCATCTACACCATCATATTTTGATATGAACTCTCTTGTTTCTTTTATGGTGCCAGGCTTGATTGGTTCTACATAATCACCTGTCAATGTTTTATATTTTGTTTCACGTTTAGATGAAACAAACATAGTTGGTTTATATATGTCCCTGTTTGAAAATCTTTTACCATCCTCATAGCCACGGAGTAAGATTTGATCCCCGACCATTTGAACGTTTGTGTAAAATTTCATTAAGTAATTGACAAATAGTAATCAAGTAAGTCTTTAGTCGGCTCGACAAATGTAAGAACATCATCCGATCTAATCATTATAACATCCTGATTAGTAAAATTCAACCAATCAGTTATTCTTTCTTTTGCAGTTGCACCATCACCAAGTAATTTTGGTTTTACAAGTTTGCAATCAGGTTCTCCTATCTCTTGTACAATTGATATGACTTCAGAGATAAGAAGTTTTTCATTCTTTAGTATCAGAATCTGTACGTTCTTCATTTAATAATTCCTGTTCAATTACGGTGTTGGTTGGTTTTACTTCATCTGTTACTGCAGCAATAGCTTCCTCTTCAGCTTTTACTTTTTCTTCCCATGATTCTTTTAACTTAGGAAGTGGTTCACAGATCACATTTACTATGTCAGCAGGGATCTGATACACTGCATCAGCAGAATAAGGATTCCATCTACTTATATTTACACTCAGTTTAGTATCATCCTCATCAACTCTTGAGAGTGTAATTACATATGGATGTGTTAATTGATAACCAACTACTTTTGGTTTTTTCTCTTTAGTTCTAATCTCTTCGATATCAGCAATCACATCTTGTCTTGGCTTCAATGTGAGAAGTTTAACTGTCATTCCTCTTTCTTTTTAGTACTACTTATATTATAAAAGGGAACTTGATTTTAGTCAAGCTCCCTTTATTATTTCATAATATTGCTTTCATAATAAACTCATTAGATAATATAGGATCACCAAATAGATCTAATTGTATTTGATCTGCATCTACCTCAACATCATCCTTATTCTTACGACAATGTAACCAGTAGTAAGTACCGTCTTCTCTTTTGTAGAA